TGATAACCCTTCTAATACTACAGTGCTATCCACCTTAGTTTTTGGATTAGTAAAGGTCACACTATGAGATAACTTAGGCATAGTGGTAAAGAATTGTTCAATATCTTGAAACTGTTTACTATTCAATTGATCAACAAAGTCTTTGATCTCTTTCTTAGTACAATCAGCAGCAGACCATGCTTCCTCATCATTATAGATGGTTTCAATACATGAACCAATTAGATCAAAAGTTCTTTCAACATTAGATCCATCATCAGTGAGATCAAAGTTATCAGTGATAAACTCCTCCAAAGAGGGATACTTCAATCGCAAAGAAAGACCACTACCAAGATCAATATCACGTTCGTGATTCTCGTCCTTAGTCACTTTGATATCATCAATACTAATGACAACATCAACCTCTGTCACACCATCATCTGGTGCAATAACTTTAAGTTCGATCTCTTCGCCAACTGACTTACCACGAATGTTGAGAAAGAGATATTCAATATCAAATGTAGGAAGACTCTCTATTTTAATATCCGCACGAGTACAAGACTTAATAACTTCTTTAATTGCCTTGGTGATTTGTTTTTGATCTTGACTCTCCATTGCCAAAACCAGAAGTTTTTCTTCTTTTACAAGGAAAGGTCTGTACTCAACTTTTTCGCCTGTTGAGGGTAACTCCAAGTCATAGTATGGAGTAGAAATTTTTGGTAAAGGCATAATATCCTATACAATTCAGTGTTTTTATTTATGAGGGGTTATGTGAACCCCTGTTGAATAGAGTCAAGTACGGTGCCACTAAGTAAAGTGCCACTGAGTGCCTGATTATCCGATGGTCCGTTAGAACTAGGGGCAGAATCATTTGCTGGTTGAATCGAAGAAGCACCTCTATTAACAAAATACCTATCAAATGCAAACGTCACACTACATTTCATAACATTACTTCCCTCATAAGAAACGGGAATAGATGCAATGCTACGTGGAAAAGCGTTGACAAATGTATAAAGCAAATCGTTTTTTGTACCTTCATAATCTTTATCAAATTTATGAAGATCAATCCTACATTTATATCCTCCTTGCTCCTTTGGATATTTAAATCTATAAAAAGAAATATCGGACATCTGATCTGAGTCAGTGACAACGGAGTAATCACCAGGACTTGCAATATAATCCATCCATTGCTCAAAGAATTTTAGTGTTTGATACTGTGCATCAACATAAAAATCAAGATTCAAATCATCAAAGTCTCTACGATACGCAAACTTTTGACTGACACCATAGTAGTCTTGTAAGTTCTCAGTGGTTGAGAAACTAGAACCTGGTAATGAGGTAGAATTGCACAGGAAACTCAAATCATCATAAAATCTACCACCCTGAGGATTGTAATCAGCGGTAAAAGGTAACGTGCCGACCTGCAACACAGCACGAAATTGACTGGTTTGTGCCAGGTGTCCGAAACGTTTGATAAAGTCGCTTGTACTTAGTACCCTAAACGGAACAGCACCTGCCATCTAAATACCTACCAGTATACTATACTATGTATGAGTTATAAGGGCAAATTTAAACCAAGTAACTACTTGAAGTATAAAGGTGACCCTACTAAAATTATTTATCGCTCTCTCTGGGAGTTGAAGTTTATGAACTGGTGCGATAGGAATGAAAATATTCTGGAATGGGGCAGTGAAGAGATTGCAATTCCGTACATTAGTCCTGTTGATCGTAGGATTCATCGCTATTTTCCCGACTTCTATGTCAGAACACGAACCAGAAACGGAGGGGTTAAGAGGTACATTATCGAAGTTAAACCGCTTAAACAGACTGTACCGCCGAAGAAAAAATCTAAAAAATATTTGAGTGAGATGAAAACCTATGCTGTCAATGAAGCGAAGTGGAAGGCAGCACAAGAATACTGTGATGATCGTAGGTATGAATTCAAAATCATCACCGAAAAAGAACTGGGTATTTAAGAATGCCAAGAAAAACTCTCGCAGAAAGAAGAGCAAGAAGGAATCGTCTGTCTGGAATATTAGATAAGAGTGGAACAAAAGGCCCAGATGATTTGATGATGGATATCATGGAAGCTCTTGGTGATACTGAATATGTGCCTGACAGTGTGGGAGCATTCTATACCTTCATATACCAAGCAAAGACACCAGAGTTATTATATGATGAACATCCTCTGGTAGAGATTGTTGATATCACACGTTGGGGATTCAAAGGGTTTAATTATCACTGGAATATGGTAAGAAACTACACGTTTCCAGAAATTATTGGTCCGATGTATAGAGTGAACGCAGAAGAGTTCGCAACTCTTCGCACCATACCGTATAAGAAATTTAGCGTAAGCGGATAAATAACTAAAAAAGATCCTGTGTCTACGAAAAGTTCTAAACTTGCTATTAATGGTAAGCAAGTGACTGTCAAGTCAAACTTAGAAAACGGTTCATTCACCGTAAAAGATTCCCAAGGTCGTTTAATTGGTAGTGGAACGGCAGCAGGTGGTGGCAGCGTAGTATTTTCTGAGGGTAGTCGCTCAGCACAGGCAGCATTACTAGGAATTAGAGGTTCGGCGGCGATTGATACCCCTTTCAATAGAAAACAATTAACGAAGAAATTAAATGCAGCGGTTAAAGGTGTAGTTGAGAACGAAAATCAAGCAATCCTCAACAAAAATGCAACACCTGAGCAGTTGAGTATATTGAAAAACGGAGGATATGGAAATAAAATCAATATCAAAAATGAAACTGTACCCGTAGCACCAGATAATGATACAACTCCTGCACCACCAACAGGAAATGGTGAGGAAACAGGTGGTGATGATACGCAGACTGAGGAAAAACCACCAGAGGTTCAAGATCTAGATGGATCAATGGCTCGTTATCCCACGGGTCAGATTGATGGTCAGTATGATCATGTCCTGTTCACCATTGTTGAATATGTTCCAGGTGGTAAAGGAGGTTTTGGAGCCCTTATAGAGGGAGATGGATTAGCGGGCAGACCAACATCAAGAATTAAGAGAGAGAATCCGGTAGGATCCGTCATTCTACCCATACCAAGAAATGTTAGTGATCAAAACCAAACTGATTTCAGTAGCTCTGAGATGAATGCATTTCAAGCAGCAGGTGCAGATTTGGCCATGGGATTTCTGGGCGAGGGCGATGGACTTGGATCTGCTGTTGATAGAGTCGTGGCAGCAGCAGAAGCAGATGCCACTGGGGTAAAATCTGTCATTAAAGCTAAAATCACAGAATCAATTCTTGGTGGTGGTAACATCCTCACCAGAACAACGGGTGCTGTTCTGAATAGTAATCTTGAACTATTATTCAAAGGTCCATCGTTGAGAACATTTCAATTCCAATACATAATGACTCCCAGAGATAAGTCAGAGGCATTAGAATGTAAAAAAATTGTTAGAATGTTTAAGAAAGCAATGGCACCTAAACTGAAAGGTGGTGCTCTATTCTTATACACACCTAACATTTTCTTCATTGACTTCAAATATAAGAGTCAAGATCATCCCTTCTTAAATCGTATTAAACCATGTGCATTGACTAGTTTTGGTGTGAACTACACTCCCGATGGTGCATATGCCACCTATGCAGATGGTTCACCAGTGGCATACAACTTGCAGTTTTCATTCTCGGAGATTGAACCTATATACGATAAGGATTATGAGAGTGGTGAAGGCGCTAAGGGCATGGGATTCTAATGGGTTATTTCAGTCAACTACCCGACTTCAATTACGTCTCACGACTGGATAAAAAAGTATCCAGCACTGACTACATTGAAGTAAAAAATTTTTTTAGAAGAGCAAAAGTAAGAGAGGATCTCTTTCAAAACTTTACTGCGTTCACTCGATACACCATTGTTGGTGATGAAAGACCTGATAATGTGGCAGTAAAATTCTATGGTGATCCAGAATTAGACTGGGTTATCTTGCACGTCAATAATATCATGAACGTGAGAGAAGAATGGCCTATGACAAATCAATCTTTTAAGAATCATTTGATTGATAAGTATGGATCTATTGCTGGTGCCAATGAGATTCATCACTATGAGACAGAAGAAGTCAGAGATCAAGGTGATAATCTGATTGTTCCAGCAGGTCTTGAAGTAGATGAAAACTTCTCCATTACATACAGAGATCCTGTGCAAGGAAAAGAAGTAATTGCATCAGAAATCACTGATGGTATTACAAACGAACAATTTGAAACACGTCTACAAAATGAAAGAAGACTGATCTACGTGTTGAGACCAGCCTTCTTGGGTATTGTATTGGATGATTTAGAGAGAATTATGACGTACTCTCCCTCCTCTCAATACGTCAATGACAGATTAAAGAAGGGAGATAACATCAAGATCAAATGATCATGCCTCAGCGAGTTTCTGGAAGTAACTCAGGGCATCATCCTCATCTTCATCCTTAACCGGAGCTGGTGCAGATGCTTTCTTAGCATTGCTCAGGGTAATATCAGCGTCGTTAAAA